ACAAATGAAAGCGTTGCAGGCGCGAAAGTTTTAATTTATTTTCTAAGGAAAAATCGTGGCTAACAGTATTCTTACCATTGACATGATTACTCGGAAGGCTCTTGAGATTCTTGAGAACAACCTTGTGATTACCCGCAACGTGAACCGACAGTACGACGACAGCTTTGCTGTAAGCGGTGCAAAAATCGGCTCTACCCTGCGTATCCGCCTGCCTGATCGCGCTCTGGTGACTGACGGTGCGGCCCTGCAAGTGCAGGATGATGCCGAGCAAAGCACCACGCTGACTGTGGCAAGCCAAAAGCACATCGGTGTGAACTTCACTACTGCCGAGTTGACTTTGCAGTTGGACGACTTTGCAGAGCGGGTTCTCAAGCCTCGTATCTCTCAGTTGGCCTCCAGCATCGACGCTGACGTTGCTAATGCCTACAAAACCATTTTCAACACTGTAGGCACTCCTGGCACTTCTCCCGCTACCGCTTTGGTTCTGTTGCAAGCGCAGCAGAAACTCAACGAATCGGCTGCTGGTATGGCTCCTCGCTACGCCACCGTCAACCCTGCTGCTAACGCTGGTTTGGTCAACGGCCTGTCTGGTTTCTTCAACCCAACCACCACCATCAGCCAACAATTCAAAAATGGCATGATGGGTACTGGCGTGTTGGGCTTTGACGAGATCAACATGAGTCAGTCTGTCAAGGTTCACACCACCGGCTCCCGTGCGGGTACGATTTTGGTTAACGGTGCTGTTAGCACCCAAGGCCAATCGACCATCAGCATCGACGGCCTTACTGGTGCGACTGACACAGTAACTGCTGGGGATGTGTTTACGATTGCAGGCGTGTTTGCAGTTAACCCACAAACCCGTGAGTCAACTGGTTCGCTACAGCAATTCGTTGTAACCGCCGCACAAACTGGCGCCGGTAATGCTTTGGCAAACATGGCAATCAGCCCTGCAATCTATACCAGCACAAACGCATTGGCTACCGTTGACAGCTTCCCCGCTGATAACGCTGCCGTGACCTTTGTTGGTACAGCATCGACTGCCTATCCGCAAAACTTGATCTACCACAAGGACGCAATCACATTTGCTACGGCAGATTTGGTTTTGCCAACCGGGGTAGATATGGCTGCGCGCGCAGTTCATAACGGTATCAGTTTGCGTATCATCCGTGATTACGACATCAACAACGACCGTATGCCTTGCCGTATTGACGTACTCTACGGTTTCAGCACTATTCGTCCTCCGATGGCTTGCCGTCTGTGGGGTTGATTTAACTCATTTGAAAGGAAATTATCATGGCTATTCCTAATGGTGCTGGTGGTTACCAGCTTGGTGACGGTAACCTTACCGAAATTAACTTTGTTGTTCAAACAACTCCAACTGCAAAAACAGGGGCAGCCACACTGACTGCCGCTGAGTTGGCTACAGGTATTGTCACTTACACCGGCGCTGCCGTTGCCTTGACTGTGCCTACTGCTGCTGCTTTGGACGTTGCGTTTTCCAATATGAAGAATGACACTTCTTTTGATTTTGTCATTATCAATACTGGCGCAACAAACGCTGCTACTGTTACAGCTAACACTGGTTGTACCTTGGTTGGTGTTGCTGCTGTTAGTGCTGCAACATCTGCTCAATGGCGTGTTCGGCATACTGCGGATGCAACATATGTGTTTTACCGAGTAAGCTAAATGGCAGTTATCTACCTACGCCACCCCGTGCATGGGACGAAAGTCGCTTGCATGGAAGCAGAGGCCGTTTATGATGAAAAGAACGGCTGGGTGAGGTTTGATGTAGATGCAGAGCCTGTCACGGTGAACGAAATGAAACGTCCCCGTGGCAGGCCCCGAGTTGAGGTTATTGACGCAGGAGCATAGGGTATGACCACATCTGCTGGCGACCAGATAAACGGGGCGTTACGCCTGATTGGGATGTTGGCAGAGGCTGAGACACCTTCAGCCGCTACCTCTGCTGACGCACTGTCGGCGCTCAATCAGATGATCGACTCATGGAACACTGAGCGGTTGTCAGTGTTCACCACGCAAGACCAAGTGTTCACTTGGCCTGTAAATCAAGCCACACGCACGTTAGGGCCAACAGGTAACTTTGTTGGCAACCGACCTGTTTTAATTGACGATGCCACCTACTTCAAAGATACCTCAAACGGTACTTCGTATGGCGTCAAGATAATCAATGAGCAGCAGTACAACGGCATTGCTGTCAAGAACACAACCAGCACCTACCCACAGGTGCTGTACGTCAACATGGGCTACCCCGACATTACGATGACGGTGTACCCTGTGCCAACTTCACCGCTTCAATGGCACATCATATCGGTGGAGGAGTTATCGCAACCGGCGGTGCTGGCAACTACGCTGTCGTTCCCACCAGGCTACCTACGATGTTTTAGGTTCAATCTAGCCTGTGAGATTGCCGCTGAATTTGGCGTCGAGCCAAGCCCACAAGTCTCTCGCATTGCCATGACCTCCAAGCGCAACATCAAGCGCATCAACAACCCTGACGATGTGATGGCAATGCCTTACGGCATAGTCGCTAATCGTCAACGCTACAACATCTACGCTGGGAATTTTTAATTATGACTACCGTTGCCATCTCCGGTCTGCCCGTTGCTACCGTCATCAACGCTGCTGACATTGTTCCGTTTGTCCAATCTGGCACAACCAAGAGCATTAGCAAGACCCTGTTGTTTACCAGCCCTGCATTGGTGACGCCTGCGTTGGGGACGGTTGCCAGTGGCGTCATTTCAGCCTGCACATCAACCAGTATGGTCATGGTGACACCAGTAATTGGTGCAGCCACCGGAACGAGTTTGGCAGCAACGGGCGCAATTACATCCTCTGGCACGGCTGGCGTAGGCTATGCAACTGGCGCTGGTGGTGTTGTTACGCAATTGACCAGCCGCACCACGGGCGTGACGCTCAACAAAACAACTGGTGCAATCACCATGTTCAGCGCAGCGGGTTCAACGACTGCGGCGACTTTTACCGTGACCAACAGTACCGTGGCGGCAACGGATGTGATTATCTTGAACCAAAAGTCAGGCACTGATCTGTACGACCTGATGGTAACAGCAGTGGCCGCAGGAAGTTTCAACCTGACATTTCGCACCACTGGCGGCACGACCACTGAAACGCCGGTCTTCAACTTTGCCGTTATCAAGGCTGTAGCTGCGTAATGAAGTCGCCTATATTGGGCAGCGCCTATGTTGCCCGTAGCGTTAACGCCGCGGATAACAGAATGGTTAATCTGTTCCCAGAAGCCATCCCAGATGGAGGGCAGACAGGCGGGTTTCTGAACCGAGCGCCTGGGCTTGACTTGCTGGTGACGGTTGGGACAGGGCCAATACGGGGCTTGTGGACGTTTAACGGCGTTGGCTATGTGGTTAGTGGCACGGAACTTTACAGCCTCACCACGGGCTATGTAGCCACCTTGCGTGGCACGGTAGCAGGCACTGGCCCCGTCAGCATGAGCGACAACGGCACTCAGTTGTTCATTGCAGCCAACGGGCCGGGTTACATCTACAACAGCAGCACGGCAGTCTTTGCCCAGATCACAGACGTTGATTTTGCTGGCGCGTTGGTAGTTGGCTACTTGGACGGTTACTTTGTCTTCATCCAACCAAACAGCCAGGTATTCTGGGTAACGCAACTGCTGGACGGTTCATCAGTTGACCCGCTGGATTTTGCCAGTGCTGAGGGTTCGCCTGACGGCCTGGTCAGCATGATTATTGACCACGGGCAGATTTGGCTGTTTGGCACTAACTCGGTCGAGGTCTGGTACGACTCTGGCGCTGCCGACTTCCCCATGACCCGCATTCAAGGCGCGTTCAATGAGATTGGTTGCGCTGCGGCGTTCTCTGTTGCCAAGCTGGACAACGGCATCTTCTGGCTAGGCGCGGATGCGCGAGGCCAAGGCATTGTCTACCGGGCCAATGGCTACACCGGCACTCGGGTTAGCACCCACGCCATTGAGTTTGCCATTGCCCAGTACGGCGACATTTCTGACGCCATTGCCTACACCTACCAACAAGAAGGCCATGCTTTTTACGTCCTGACGTTTCCAACTGGCAATGCCACTTGGGTCTACGATGTATCTACGCAGGCATGGCACGAACGGGCTGGGTTTGACAACGGCCTGTTCATGCGCCACAGGTCAAACTGCCAGATAGCGTTCAACAGCCAAATTGTGTTGGGCGACTACGTTAACGGCAACATTTACGCTTTTGACTTGGATGTGTACGCTGACAACGGCGACATTCAAAAGTGGCTCCGCTCATGGAGGGCGCTGCCGTCAGGCCAGAACAACCTCAAACGCACGGCCCACCACACCTTGCAGCTTGACGCTGAAACAGGCGTAGGGCT